TAATGCGGAGCTTTTATCTGATAGAGTTCCTAAAGAGATAATGAGTCGTGGACCTAATAGCGAATTTTATAAAAAAATGCTTGAAGAAAGAGGCATGAAACATGTAGACCAGTTTAGCACTATTTTAGGAAGCTGCGCACCAAGACCTCATATGCGTCTGCCATACCCAAGAATTTCAAGAGTGCATGAAGTAGAGTCTGCTCAGACATTTATTAAAGCTATGCTACTCGCTTGTAACCAAGCGGAAGAACTTATTAAGGAGTTAGCCCCAAATATATATGAAAAACAGTTAAAAGCAATTGAAGAAAATGTTCCGCCTCGTTTTCGATTTGGCAGATTGTTCACTTCTAGCATTTCTAATTTTAACATTGCTGCTAGTTATCATATCGATGGCGCAAATCTTAAAAACTGTGTTAATGTAATTATTGCAAAAAGAAGTAATGCTAAAGGTGGTAATACGACTGTGCCTGATTATGATGCAACAGTTAATAGCTCGGATAATTCTATTTTAGTTTATCCTGCTTGGAGGAATGTCCACGGGGTAACGCCAATTATACCACTTAAAGAAGATGGCTATAGAAATACTTTAGTATTCTATGCGTTAAAAGCTTTTAAGGATTACTGGTAAATGGATATGAATAAACTTCTAAATATGTTAGACGATTGGAAAAAATGGATGGTTGTTGATGACCATAAATTAGGTTTTCCAACAAAGTCTTCTGGATTATACTCTGGAGGGTCGTATAATTCTCTTTCTGATATGTGCGAAATACAAGATTTAAACAATGTAAGAACACTTCACGCAGTTATTATTAGCTTGCCCGAAGAGGAGCAAGATGCAATTTTTCATAAATATTTACATACTAAAAAACCTTATGCTTATGAATTTAAGTTAGAATTAGCAATGAAAGCTATTTTATCGTTAATTTCACAACGAATTGCTTGACATATTATTAGCTTTATGGTAATTTACACGAGTGGGAAAAGCTCGTCCAAAATTTATAATCAAGGAATCCGAATGAAATCTAAATCATCTGCAAAAGTTAAAAAAGTAATGAAAGAATATAGCAAGGGCGAGCTTAATATGGGTAAATCATCAAAGAAGGTTACCAATCCTAAACAAGCTGTCGCTATTGCTTTATCTATGTCTAAAAAACCTTCTAAGAAAAAATAAGGAATTTTATTATGCCTGGATTATTATCCCCAAATCAAATGACGGATTATGGCGCACTTAGCAATTATGAAAAACAAATGCTAAGAATGGGAATGCCAGTAACTCCTCAGCAACAAATGGCTCCACAAATGCCAAATTACAATCCTACTATGACTAATTTGCCTCCCAATGCTGGTGGTTTAAGTGCGAACAATTCACCTCCGCAATATAATGGCACAGGCATAGAATCTTTTTTAAGACAAATTCTCGGCAATCAAGCGTATGATAATGCTTTCAATCCTCAAGAAGTCTATAATAGAGAAATGATGACAATGCCGCCTCAAGAAGATATGATACGCAATTACTATAATTCTTTACCAAGATAATAAGAAACATAATCACTAAAACAACAAAAAGGATAATTAATTATGCCAAACGTCGGAATGAAAAAGTTTGCTTACACAGAAAAAGGTAAGAAAGAAGCTAAATCTTATGCTAAGAAGTCAGGTAAGAAAGTAGTTGCTAAACCTGCAAAAAAAGGTATGAAAAGTGGCTACTAAGACTGGACTTTATGCCAACATTAACGCTAAACGTAAACGTATTGCTCAAGGCTCTGGTGAGAAGATGCGTAAGGTAGGCTCTAAAGGTGCACCTACAGCTATGCAATTTAAAGAAGCAGCTAAGACAGCTAAACCTGTAAAAAAGGCAAAGAAATGAAGGGCGTTAAACATTACTTACCTAATGGCACAGAGTTTAAAGGTGCTACTCATAAAATGCCTAGTGGTTTATTCACAGGTAAAACACATACACCCTCATCTAAAAAGCTTGTGCATTATAAAGACTTAAAGAAAAAATGATTAAGAAGGGTAAGGAAACATTCTCAGGTTATAACAAACCTAAGAGAACACCTAGTCACCCTAAAAAATCACATGCAGTATTAGCTAAGGAAGGCAGCACCGAAAAACTTATTAGATTTGGACAAAAAGGTGTTAGTGGCGATAAAGGCGATACACCAAGAGCAGCTTCTTTTAAATCGAGACATTCTAAAAACATAGCCAAAGGTAAAATGTCAGCAGCTTACTGGGCAAACAAAGTTAAGTGGTAATTTAATAATTAGGAGGCAACGACCCGTAATGGAGTTGCATATAAAATGGTTACTTTCGGAGTTATAAAGGGTTCAAAATGCAAGGTATAGAGCATAACCCTAATGAAACAGATAAGAGTTTAGTTAAAACACTTGCAGCAGTAGGTGTTACCTATGAAGATATAGCTAGTAAACTTAATATTAGCTCAGATACATTAGTTAAATACTATAAAAAAGAATTAGATGATGGTCGTATAGATGCCAATGCTTCTATAGCTCAAACTTTATTTAAACAAGCTAAAGATGGCAATACTTCAGCAGCTATATTTTGGTTAAAAACTAGAGCTAGATGGAAAGAAACAACAGCACATGAAATAACAGGAGCTGAAGGTCAGGCTATTACTGTAAAAGTTGTTACAGGTATAGATGATTAAGACAGGATACAAGCCAAGAGAGCCGCAAAAACTAATACATAAAGCAGTCAAAAAAAATAGATTTAATGTAATAGTGGCGCATAGGCGAATGGGTAAAACTGTGGGTGCTATTAACCAGCTTATTCATTCAGCATTAATTTGTGATAAATTACAACCTAGATTTGCTTACATTGCTCCTACTTACTCTCAAGCAAAAAGAGTTGCATGGGACATATTACTTCAATATACAAGACCATTAAACGCTGTAGTCAATATATCTGAATTAAGAGTAGATTTCATGGGTAGACGTATATCTTTATACGGAGCAGATAGTCCTGATTCACTTCGTGGCATATATATGGACGGATGTGTTATTGATGAAGTGGGCGATATTAACCCTAGCATATGGCATAGCGTAGTTAGACCTTCTTTAGCTGATCGTTTAGGTTGGTGTATGTTTATAGGCACACCTAAAGGCAATAATCATTTTAAAGACTTTCGTGATAGAGCAGAAGCTCATCAAGATAGTTGGGCATTACTTGAATTTAAAGCTAGTGATACTAAGTTACTCGATGCTAAAGAATTAGCTTCTGCAAAAAATGAAATGGGTGATGACAAGTATCAGCAAGAGTTTGAATGTAGTTTTAACGCAGCAGTAGAGGGTTCTTACTACGGAAAACTTATAAACGATTTAGAAGTAAAGAATCAAGTTACTACTATTCCTAGAGAAACATTAAGCAAGACTTATTGTGCATGGGACTTAGGTATATCTGACTCAACAGCTATTTGGGTCGCACAAGTTGTAGGTAAAGAGATAAGACTTGTAGACTTCTATGAGAATCATTCTCAAGGACTAGATACTTATGTTACTTGGCTTCGTGATAATGGGTGGACTGATGCGGTTCAATTACTTCCGCATGACGTAGAAGTAAGAGAATTAGGCACAGGTAAATCTCGTAAAGAAATGTTACAGGATGCAGGATTAGAAATCACAGTAGTAAAAAAATTACCCATAGCAGATGGCATACAAGCAGTCCGTAGAATGTTACCTCGTTGCTGGTTCGACAAAGAAGTTAAGCAAGGATTAAATGCACTAAGAAATTATAGACGAACTTACGATGAAAAACGTAATGTGTTTTTTGATACTCCTGTGCATGACTGGTGTTCACACGCTAGTGACGCATTCAGATACTTAGCTGTAGGTTTAGATGAAACTGATTCTACTTGGGGACAACCCTTAAAAATTAATAACTCTTGGATAGTTTAATGATTGATTCAAACAAATTAAAAAGCATCATTGAAGCAGAAATTGATGATTCGCTAGGTTTCTTAGAAACAGACACCACAGATGAAAGAACTACAGCACTTGAGTACTATCTTCGTGAGCCTTATGGTAATGAAATAGAAGGTAAGTCACAGATAGTCACAGGCGAAGTAGCAGAAGTGGTAGATGGTGCATTACCGCAACTTATTCGTGTATTTACTTCTAGTGATGCAGTTGTAGAGTTTCAGCCAGTTAATGAAGGTGATGAGAAACTTGCTAAACAAGCTACAGAATATTGTAACTGGGTATTTTATAAAGATAACGATGGCTTTCTTATCTTACATAATTGGTTTAAAGACGCACTCCTACAAAAGACAGGTGTAGTTAAAGCCTACTGGGATGACAAGAAAGACGTAACTAAAGAAAAGTATGAGAACTTATCTGATGATGACCTCCTTATGCTTATGCAAGATGAAGAATTAGAAGTTGTTAGTCAGGAAACTATAGCAAACTCTGTAGAAGTTATAGACCCAATGACAGGAATGCCAGCAATAGACCCTATGACTGGTATGTTTATAACGCAAACTAACACAACACATAATGTTAAAGTTAAAAAGACTGTTAATAATGGCAAAGTCTTAATAGAAAACGTACCGCCAGAAGAATTCTTAATATCTAAACGTGCAAAGACTATACAAGATTCACCTTTTGTAGCTCACAGACGCATGCTGACACGATCAGAGCTAGTTGCTATGGGTTTTGACAAGAAGATAGTTGAGGAATTAGCTTCTGGCGATACATTAGAATTTAGTCCTGAAAGAATTGCTCGTTATACTCGTGGTGAAGAGCCAAACTCTATGGGTTCACAAGATGAATCTATGGAAGTTGTAGAGGTGTACGAGTGTTATATCAGGGTAGATTATAACGAAGATGGCATAGCTGAATTAAGACGTATTGTTTATGCCTCGAACGAAATACTAGAGGATATGGAATGTGATTACATTCCTTTTCACAGTATATGTCCTATTCCTATTCCACATAAATTTTATGGTCAATCTTTAGCGGATAGAACTTTAGACTTACAACTTATTAAGTCTACCGTAGTTAGACAAATGCTAGACAATATGTATTTAACTAACAACTATCGTATTGGTGCAGTAGAAGGACAGGTCAATTTAGATGATTTACTAACATCTACAGCAGGCGGAGTGGTTCGAATTAAGAATCCTAATGCTATCGTACCTATGACAGTTCAATCTAATGCAGCACAATCATTCCCCATGCTTGAATACCTAGACCAAGTGCAAGCTAAACGCACAGGTGTTAGTGATAGCCAACAAGGGTTAAGTGCAGATGTATTACAAAATGTTACTGCTACTGCAGTTGCTACTATGAGTGCAGCCAGTAATGGTAAGCTAGAATTAATAGCTCGTATCTTTGCAGAAACAGGTGTTAAGAGCCTTTTCAAAGGTATCCTACAGTTACTATGCAAGTATCAAGATAAAGCTCGTGTGCTTAAACTTAACAACGAATACATACCTTTTGACCCTAGAGAATGGGATACAAATTATAACGTAAGTATTAATGTAGGTTTAGGAACTGGCTCAAGACAAGAGCAGTTAGCTACCATGCAAATGATTCTTTCTAAACAAGAACAAATCATTCAAGGTTATGGCTTATCTAATCCACTTGTATCTATAAAACAATACAGAGATACACTAGCCAAGTTTGTTCACATGGCAGGATTTAAAGATGCTACAGCATTTATGAATGACATTACACCAGAACAGGCACAACAATTAGCACAGGCAGACCAACCTAAAAAAGACCCAACAGTACAAGCTACAGAAATCTTAGCTCAAGTAGAGCGTGAGAAAGCTGACTTAGTATCTAGAACAGCAATGGCTAAACTAGAGTTAGAACGTGAACAAATGCAATTAGAGAATGCTCGTAAGCAACTTGAGTTACAAATGCAAGAAATGAAGATGCAAGCAGATGCTCAAAACAATGCAGAAAAAACTCGTACTGACCAAACTAAACTTATCATGGAAACATTGTCTAAAGTTAAAGGCGATATGAATGTCGGATAAAACACAAGCAATAGCTAACTTTTTAAACGACAAGTATTTCCAAGAAGTCATTAAAGAAATAAGAGATAACCACTTACAAAC